ATCTGGATTACCAATAGTTGTTTCAGTTCCTAAATGAATTAAGTGACGTGTTGTAGGTGAAATTAAAGTAATTCTTGTAGCTGTTGGATTGTTTGTTGTTTCAAATCCTGTTGTAGATTGTGATGCTCTCGTGGTTAATCTTGCTACAATAGATGCATCCCAAGTAAATGTTTTTCCATTTGCAATGGTTGCAACTAAAGTATCACTATAATTAGTTAAAGACCAAAGTCCTGGTTCTAATGTAACAGTTGCTGCATCAACTGCACTTCCCCATCCACTGTAATCTGTAGCGTTTGTAACTGTTGTAGTATCGGCGTGAATGGCTGTTGAAGTTCCATTTGTTCCTCTAGTAATTCCATCTAATTCATTTCCAACTAAACTGGTATAAGTTATTAATTCATTTTCTATAATAACTGTTCCAGCACTTGGAAAACCTGTAGTAGAAGTTAATCTAATTTGTGTAGCGGATCCATTATTACCATTAGCATCGGCAGCTAACGCACCATCTAAAGTAGAAGCCACGGCTCCACTTACTGTTCCACCAAAAGGACTAACACCAAAACCATAACCATAAGATTGAGCGGCTGGTCCAACAACTTCAAAAGGTTGAACTGTAACTGAACCACCGGTTGTCGCAGCGGGTCCAGCCGCAGCTGAAGCTGTAATTGTAAAAGATGTAGAATTAGGAACGGTTATAACTTGAAAATTTATATCATCAAAATTAGCTGTTGTAACACCTGTTGTTCCGCCAGGCATTGTACTTGCTGAAAGTCTAACTATATCTCCAACCGATAGATTGTGTGCACCATTAGTATTAAGAGTGACGCTTGTAGTTCCATCAAATGTAAATGTAACAGTTGCAGCTAATGCTGTTTTTAAAGGAGAGATATCAAAGAACTGTCCTTCAAAATATATAATTAAAAATTTGTCTGTTCCAATAGCCACATATCTATTTCCGTCTTTGTCTACAAAGGCGTGCATTTTTCTTGCAACACCAACTAAAGTATCTGTTAATAAAGATTGCCAACCACCAACTTTTTCTGGTAATCCATATCTAAATCTAACATTGTCTGAATCGACCCAACGACCATCAGCTCCAACAGCAGTGTCTTGCTTGTCAATGCCAGGAGCAAACTTAATTTTCGTAAGCATCCTTAACTCCTATGATGTACTATTTGACTTAATCTGCCAACCCATATCGGCATTTGTATAATAAAATGTAATACATTGATTATTTGTATTCATATTATAGTTGCCGGTTCCTCTTTGAAGTTTTAAACTATTAGGGTTTACCACACATTGATTTGTTCCAAATCCTACTGCGGTTGTAGAAGCATCCATAATTGTAACTTCATCACCTAAAACTGGAGCAGCTGGAAGTGTAACTGTTACTTGAGCTGTTGCCGCTTTAATTAAAATAACATCTCCTGAAACGGCTGTATAAGCTGTTACAGAAGCTGAATCAATTTCTTTAACACCTGGTTGCATAATAGGCATATAAGCAGCTGGTGTTGCTCCAACTGAATAAATTAAAGCATTAGCACCACTAGGTACATTGACATACGTAGATCCACTTTGTCCTGTAGTAAAAATTTGTACTGTATAATTAGTAGTCGCGCCTCTTACTGTAGCGTCTTCAATAAAAAATATTCTGTTAGCTGTACCACCACTTGTAGTTGCTGGAATTTCTAAAGCAGAATTTCCACTTAATGTACCAATTAATTTGATATACATATGTTTTCCATTAGCTGTAGCTGAACCATCGGATAAATCTAAAGTAGTTGTACCTGTACTTAAAGTAACTTCGGTGTATCCTGAGACTGCTGTCTGTAATACTTTTAAATTAGTGTTTGTAATTGTTCCCCATAAACCGGCTTTCTCACCAGTTGTTACGAGTTCCATTGATATGTCTTTTGAATAAGTTGATGCCATAATATTAATAAGGGTCTATTGGTGTCCAAACCATAGTTGCTCCCGGAATGATTTCATTCCAAGTAATTACTCCTGATTCTTTTGTTGTAAATACTAATGGAACCTTATCAGGGGTTACATTTGCATTTCCGCTAATAGTAACAGTTCCTGATCTAATAATCAACTGATTTCCAAGACCAGAATCTACGACTGCATTACCGGAAACTGTAACAGTTCCAGTGCCTAAAACTAATGGATTTTTTCCAATAGTTGTTAAATCTACATTGGCATTACCACTAAGACTAACGCTTCCCGTTCCGAGAATAAGAGGGTCTGCTCCTGATGATTGACTAACCGATGATACTGCTTGACCAACTGGTCCAATCGTTATAACCAGTCTATTTTTTTCTGCTACAACTGTAACATTGCCTTCCGTACCTGAATACGAAAAGGGTAATTCTGAAAATGCGCCAAATCCTAATAACATATATAATCCTTAGAAGGAGACAGGGGGTATGTGGTGGTGCCCTGCCTCCATCAAAGAATTATATCATCGTTTAAACCAAGAAGGAAGTCCTAAATGTGGACGCTTATCAAACATATTATCTTTAGCTCCCGGTGTTTTTCTATTATTATAGTGAAGAAAGACTTGTACACATTCCTTACCTTTAAACTTTTCTCTCCAATGTTCTAGCTCACAGCCTGAATAAACTAACATATCTCCTGGTTTTAGATCTACTTTAATACCTTTTGCTTGGCTAGTAGTAGTTATTTTTTTACCATCTGGAATTCCTACATTTTCATTAGGGCTTAAATAAATAGGCCAAGCATCACCACCAAGATTCATAGTAGTTGATATTTCACAACTAAATCTATCTTTATGTCTTTTAAGAACATCACCTTTTTTATATATTCGTGCATACGTATAAGCCGGATATAATTTTAATCCTGTGGCTTTTTCCATACCTGGTTGACATTTTAACATTAAAGTTTCCATAGCTATATTAGAATATTGAGAATATGTGTTTGGGATTTGACCATCTGGTTCTTCATAGTGTCCAATAATATTTTCAAAAGGTGAAAAATATCGTGAAACTTTACACGTGTCATAAACTTGTTTTTGCATTAAAAAATAATTTGCAACAAAAGCTGCTAGATCTTTTGATATAGCTTGTTTAATAACTGTATACTTTTTCTTTTTAAACATCTTTAGCGTGTTCCTTTAATACAGCTGATACATTAAAATGAATAAATCTAAACGGAGTGTTGCCGTAATCAACAGAAAATTCGTGCTCTAAATATCCAGGAAAAAAAATAAGCAATCCTGGTTCTGGTTTAAAATGAATTAATTCTGTTCCAGGCCATACTCCTTTTTGAGGTTTCATATGTAATTTAGTTGTTCTAGCTCCAGTTCGCGGTTCGTGAAAAACTGGGTATGAAGTTTTATCACTAGCTTTTAAAAAATAAAAACCATTAACGTGGGTGTTCCAATGAACGTGAGCATTATGGTGTCCTCCACCTTTCTTGGCAAATTCTTGTACCCATATTTGTTCAAAGAAAGTTGTATACTTACTCATATCAAATCCTGAATGATCTAAAAATTCCCAACACTTTTGACCAACATAATTTCTAAAATCCATAAATTGAGTATCACCCATTAATTGAGTTGAATGCCACGAACGACCAAAATCTCCGTGAGCTTTTAGATGGGCTTTAGCTTCTTTAGTTTTTTTAGCTTCTTTAATATATGGATCAGATGCTTTGTTTAAAGATTTAACAAAGTCTGTTTTAATTTCATTCCATATAGGAGTTACAAAAAAATTATTAATATGCATACTATTTAAATGGATATCCTAAATGCCATACGACAAGTGAGTATCTAGTTCCTCTTGTTACTGGTTTGACTCTATGCCACAAGTGTGAAGGAAATACTACGATAGAGCCTTTAGGTAATATTTCAGGTACGCTTCTTATATGTTTACTTTCATCTCTCATATTAGGATCATAATTTCTAAAATCAAATTCTAATTCACCACCTGTATATTCAGATCCATCGGTTAATTGACAAGTCATAGATAGTTTTCTAATTTTGCCATTATCAGGATGATCTTCTTTTCTTTGATAAGGTTTTTCCCAAGGATCAATATGCCAATCATAGTATTGGTTGTGTTTATATTTAGTAAATTGACAAGATTCTGATCTATCCCATTGAAAATTCCAACCTGCATTTTTATTTGCCATATGAACATAAGGATGTATTTCTTTATATATCCAAGTTTCGTTTAACCATACTAAATCCGATTTTCTTTTTCTTTGTAAATTTTTTACTTCTTGCTTGTTTAATTTTCTATCTTCATAACCACCTGTCTTAGCCATTACTTCTTCTTTGGATAATGCATATTTAATAACTTCATCACAAAATTTAGGAGTTAAAACCCCACTAAAATACCAGAAATAATTAAATAAATTCATAAGTTGTAGTTAAAATAAAATTTAAAGAATCTTTTTGATTGTTTGTTATGTAATACATTTGAGTAGAAGGAAACATAATAAAATCATTATTTGCTAAAGGTATGTCCCAACTTCTTCCCGCTCTTCTGTTTTGATCATAGTGTATTCGAACACTACAATCTTTAACATTTACTCCATAAAGAAATGTATAATCAGGAGAATTTCTAAGGTCTACTGGATCAATATTTAATAAAGGAATTGAAAGTTCTTTTGGTTTATAAGCATTTCCCCACGTTTCTTTATTTATTAAAGTAAAATTGTGCTCTATGTTTATATGCTCTCGCATATAAGTATTTAACATATCCCAGTTTCTTGAGAATGGAAATTTAGAATTTTTAATTTGTGATGATAAAATATCTTGTTGAAGTTTGTCTCGATCTATTTCGAAACCTTTAGGCATATCTATGCTGCCATAATGTAAATCTATTTCAGATAATACTTTCTTGTGCATACCACATACCTTTTTAATTTATGCTCTTGTATCTGTCAAGTCCCAAGACTGGCCTGATTCATTCCAAACATAAGTCCAGTTGTGAGTAGCTGGTGTGTTTTCATCTACTTGTGTATTTTGAGCTTCTTGTTCAGCTGTCAATGCTGGAGCATCTCCAATTGGAGATTTCCACTGTGCTGTTGTAGTATCCTTTACCCAAGATGGATAAGGTGACTTTGGCCAAAAAATATTATTATCTTCATCCCAAGTATAACCTATACCTGCGTAATTTCCTCTAAGTGGAGTTCCACCTAATCTATGTGTATTAGATGATGTATTATACGAAGTTTGAATCCACATTGGAGCAGGCCAATTATTGTGTTTTTCTAAATATTGTTGTCCTACTGATTCATCTTCAACGCCATCAGCATTTTTCATATCATTATTGCCCATAGTTAATACTGCAATAACTTTTCCATTCATTCCTATTTTTGCAAAGTGTGCCATATGTTTCTCCTTATATATTAATTTTAAAGTTGTGTAAATGCATAAATATTATTGATATTTATACCTAATCATCACTATACCTGATCCACCTGTACCAGTTGGATTTGGTGTTCCTGCGGCACCACCTCCACCTCCACCAGTGTTTATTGTACCCGTACCTCCTTCTGAAGCAGGAGCACCTGAGCCGCCATTACCACCAGCTCCACCACCTCCTGAACCACCTGCACCACCAGTTGATGGAGGACCACAATCAATACCTCCACCACCTCCACCACCGCCGGCAAAATATCTTACATTACTTACTGGACCTGGACTTCCATAACTTGGGGCTGGTGTGGGTCCTACAAATTCATCTGCTATATAAGAACCTACTCCTCCTGCTCCACCAATATTATTGGCAGGATTAGTTTGTCCTATTGCTCCAGCACCGCCACCACCTGTTGCTGAATATTGAGGTCCCGTACTAGTAAGAGATCCTCCATCTTTTCCTTGAGGTGGAGTTGTAGGTGGAGTATTTCCATTTCCACCAGGAACATTATAACCACTTCCACCACCAGAACCGCCAGGGTTTCCTGGTCCTAATGGATTGTGCGCACCACCTCCACCGCCTGCAGTAGATGTAATTCCTAGAGCAGTTGAATCATTTCCATTATTTCCATTATTACTTCCAGGTGAAGCTGCCGTAGCACCTCCACCTACTGTAATTGTATAAGCTGTTGCTGATACTGGAACTCCAGCACAACTTGCTAAAGGTGACATTGTTGGTGCGGGTAATGATAAACTATTAGAAAGTCTAAAACCTCCTGCTCCTCCACCACCTACTCCCATACCTGCTCCTGCCGGTGCAGATGAAGCACCTCCACCGCCTCCGGCGACTACTAAATAATCTACACTA